GTACACCCGCGCAGCGCCGTACACCCGCGCATCGCCGGACACTTGCGCATCGCCGGACACTTGCGCATCGCCGGACACCCGCGCAGCGCCGGACACCCGCGCAGCGCCGGACACCTGCGCGTTGCCGTACACCCACGCGTTGCCGTACACCCGCGCGTTGCCGTACACCCGCACGCTGCCGTGCACCCACGCGTTGCCGGAAACCCGCGCGTTGCCGTACACCCGCACGCTGCCGTGCACCCACGCGTTGCCGGACACCTGCGCGTCGCCTAACACCCACGCGTTGCTGGCGTGGCTCAGATTCTTCTCACTTTCAATCCAGCCGCCGACATCGCCTGCCGTGACGCTGCCGAATGAAATCAGCGCACGTATTCGGCGCAGGGTGATGCCGCCTAACATCTTGGTTTCGCCGGTGAATTCATATTTCTTCATGCCTGCCACTCCCTTGCCTCGCGCTCCTGCGCGCGCTCCAGCAACTCATCGCACCGGGCGTCGTCCTGCCGGTCGGCGCATCCGGCGCACAGGCGTTCGCGCTGGCTGTAGGACTCGAATTCGCGGTCGCATGCCGCGCAGGGGCGGCTGAGTGGGGAGACGCTCATCGCCGCCTCCCGGCGCTGCGCTGGTCGCGGCGCAGGTCGTGGTCGTCCAGCACGGCCGCGATGGCCGCGCAGATCATGTAGGTGGCCAGCAGGCCCAAGATCAGGGCCGGCTGCCAGGGGCAGGTTTGGATCCAGTGAAGCATTGCGATCTCCCGTGACATGGGAGAGACACTACCAAAGTAGTAAAGATTATGCAACTACCAGAGTAGTAATTCGTTTCGCGCCAGTCGCCCCGGGGGTTGCCTTCTAATTTGTCCAGCTAGACGCGATGGGGCACTTGTATGCGTGTTCGGTCAGGTCCGGATAGCAAAATGTTATCGTTCCGGTGAGCTTGTTGACCCGGACCAAGGACTGGTCAGCATTGAAGTGAAACTCGTATTTTGGGTAGAAAAAATAGACGGCACTGAAGACGAGCAGGGCGACCGCCAGTCTTCTCCTGAACGACATGCTTACAAGCAGGTTTTGGAGGTCGCGGAGTGACGTAGTCATTCGATTGAATGCTCCATTGGGGCGGGTCGCACGGTCTCGTTGGAGATTTTGTAGAAGGCGCGTGCAGCGAGAATCTGACAGAAGATCGCCATTACAAGCATGATCAGAAGGGCCCCGCCCAGCGCGTATATCTTGATGATTGCGAGGCATGCGTAAGTAGCCACCAGGACGAAGACCGTCCAAAAGCCTGGCATCAAAAACCACGCAAGAATGGTAACCGGCAGCGCGATCCACCCAAAGGAGGCGAAGATGACGCCAGCGCTTAACAACCGGGTCGTTATCAAAAACGCATAGCGCATCGTCACAAGCCAGCGGGCCGACCACAGGCGGGTGCGCTTGAAGCAACTTAACGGCGCAAAGACGAGCAGCGACAGAAGAATTCCCAGCCGAATGGCCGGCAAAATGCCGACGTAGACCGACAGGCACCACCATTCGGGGCTATTCGGAGTCATGACTCATTCGGCTCGCGATCTGAATCGACCCGGGCTCGATATAGATCGAGCTGCACCACCTCAGCTAGAGTTGCTTTTGCTCCTTGTGGGGCGCCTCGCTTCGTATTTGAGGATTCGGCCCCACACGGTACCCTCAATCTCTGCTTTTTCATCCTCAGGAAGGTTGTCATATCGTTGATATGGAAATCGGAATGGCCATCGGGGTCGCCCGCTTCTGGGTTTCTTGGACCCCAGTTTGGTGACTTTTCCGACCGGTTCCTGCCTCACCTGATCCACCCGGCTGAGGATCGACTCTACTGTCTCGCCCAGTGCCGATGCAATTCGCGGGAGTTTCTGCGGCTCTCGCGATTTGTTCTTTTCTATTTTGCCGATGGTCTGTTGAGACACTCCGGCTGCTCGAGCGAGCTGTTGTTGCGTCCATCCTTTGACCGCTCTTAGCTGTTTTATCCGGTCACCGAGTTGCACGTGACAGAAGTTACTAAGCACGTAGTAGCCAGTCCAACCACGATAGTTGTCAAAAAACTACCAACGTAGTAAATTGACCGTTATGTCATCAAAAACGGCACTGCGCAGAGCGATCAAGGTGGCCGGGGGCCAGTCGTCCTTGGCGCGCAAGATCGGCGGAAAAACCGGCAGAAATCTACGCCAGGGGAACATCTGGGCCTGGCTGAACCGGACCAAGCAGGTCCCACCAGAAATTGCCGTCCACATCGAGATCATCACCAACGAGTGCGGTGAGATCGTGACACGGAAGGAGCTGTGTCCGAACTTCCCCTGGGAGCCCGTCGCCGGCGATAAATCCGGGTCAACTCGGCGGCAAAGCGCGTGAGCCTGGAGCGCAAGGACGTGCGTTGCAAACTCGATGCCGAATGGCACGAAGCGCTCCTCGCCGTGTGCGATCGAGATCGACTTGATATCGGGGAGTTTGTGGAGGGATTGCTGGTGCGTGAGTTGGGTGCGCGTATTCATGCGGCAATCCTCGACGCAGACTCGCTCCTGAGGTTGGGAATAACCGGGAAGATCAGGCAGGGGCTCAAACAGCCGGAGGGCACGCCCACGTGACCCCCTTCCGCGAAGCCGCCGCGAACCTGGCCAGGGCCCTCGAGCGCATGCCCTGCTACTGCAATTACGCATGGACGAAAGGGGGCGCCCACATCGTCAAACGCTGCGGCCGATGCGTGGCGCTCGATGATTACCGGGCCGTGGCGGAGGAGGGTGAGAGTGCACGGCCAGATTGACCTGTTCGGCGCGCCGCCAGCGCGCGAACGCATACCAGCCCACCAGCGCCACAGCGCCACCAGCAAGGCCGCAGCGGTCGCGGTCAAGCCCAAGCTCAACGCATTGCAGGCCGACGTACTGGGATGCATCCGGATCTTGTCAGGCGCGACGGATGCCGAGATCCAGGCGTACCTGCACATGGACCCCAGCACCGAAAGGCCCCGGCGCGTCGAGCTGGTGGTGAAGGGGCTGATTCGAGATTCCGGCCGGACCCGGGCAACGCCATCGGGCAGGCAGGCAGTCGTTTGGGAGGCGGTGGGATGAGCGATCAGGACGGATCATTCGATGCAGACGCAGCCTTGGAAGGTCTGATCGAGATGGCCCGGGAGTCGATGTTGGCCGCACACAGCGAGCGCGGGAGGCGCTTTTGGTGGGCCCGAATGACTCGCTTGATCGAGGAGCGATCCCCGAAACAGATCGCAAGGATGGAAGCTGAACGGGGGTTGGGCTGATGTACGGGAAACTGTTCACCAGCATGTGGGATGGGAGTCTGTACGGACAACTCGAGGCGTCAGCAACGCTGATGGCGTGCGTCACGCTGTGTAACGCTGAGGGTGTTCTGGACATGACTCCGGAGGCAATTTCGGGGCGCACCGGATGGCCCTTGGAGTTCATTCGCAGAGGGATCGAGGCGCTCGAGAGACCCGACGGCAGGTCTCGCACGCCCGATGATGACGGGCGGAGACTGTCCCGACTGGATGATCACCGCGATTGGGGATGGGTGATCGTAAACTATGAGAAATACAGGACTTTATCGGACCCTGACACGATAAAGAATCAGAACAAAATACGCGCAAGAGCTTACCGGGAGAGGAAGAAAGAGCGTCACGCTTCGTCACGCTGCGTCACGCCAGATAACGGCTTATCACGCCAAGCAGAAGCAGAAGCAGAAGCAGAAGCAGAAAAAGAAAAACCCCCTATCGGGGGTAAAAAGAAAATCGGTTCGACCCGGGAGCCGTTCCCGGCCGACTTCTCGCTGACCGAGCCGATGCGAGATCAACTCGCCCGGCGCATCCCGGACGCCGACCCAGACGAAACTTTCAGCCAGTTCCGCGCCCACCACGAATCCCACGGCAAGCGCATGGCCTCGTGGTCGCAGGCTTGGGTTACGTGGATCGGGAACGCGGAAAAATTCGGCTACCCGAAGCGCAAAGCCACGGTGCGGCAATGGGACTAGACCGGATCATCTCGCGCCTGTCTGGCGTCAAGCAAACCGGCCCGCAGCGCTGGATTGCACGCTGCCCGGCGCACGATGATCGCAGCCCCAGCTTGACCGTGCGGCAACTCGAGGATGGCCGGATTCTCGCGCACTGCTTCGCTGGCTGCGAGGTCGGCGCGGTGCTGGCCGCGCTGGGCTTGCGGATGGGCGATCTGTTCCCTGCGCCGCTCGCCCGAGAGCAAAACTTCCTGCCTCGCATCCGCGCCCCGTTCAACGCCCACGAGGCGCTGGCTTGCCTGGCCAGCGAATCGGCCGTCGTGGCGATCGCAGCAAGCGATGCGGCGCTGGGCAAACCCCTCAACCCCACCGATGCGGATCGGGTAGCGCTCGCCGCTGGCCGCATCGCATCCGCACTGGAGGTCGCACATGGCCGATGATGTCGTCACCCGGATCGATGCCCACCGCGCCAGGCGCATCGGGGAAATGCTGGTCACGGCATCGGCCGACGAACAGTTCCAGGCCGAACCCCGGCAGGTGCTGATGGATCTTGCGCCCCTGGATGGCCGCGATCTGCTCAAGCGCCATCGCGCGAAAGAGGCCCGGTACGCAACCGCCCCGTTTGATCCATCCGGCAACATGCTGCGATTCTTCCCCGGCGGCGTCACGATCTGGTCGGGCTACCCGGGGTCGGGCAAGACCACGCTGTTGCGCCAGTTCGTCTGCCACACGCTGGCCCGGGGCTCAAGCGTATTCCTGGCCTCACTGGAGGAAGACCCCGAGGACGTGTTGGTGAGATTGGCCGCCACCGCAGCCGGCCGTTCAGAACCGAACGCCCATCAGGTGCAATGGTTCATCGACGCCTACCAGAAGCGCTTTCGCCTGTGGGGCATCATCGGGTTGGCCTCGCACCTCGAGATCCTTGGCACCGTGCGCAAGCTCGCAAGCGAGGGTATCCGGCACATGGTGATCGACTCGCTGATGTGCATGGATGTGCGGAACGACGACTTCGAGGCGCAGCGCAAATTCGCCAACCTCATCAGCGCCACGGCCCGGGCTGCGCGGGTGCATATCCATCTCGTCGCCCATCCGCGAAAGTTGGTCAGCGCCAACGCTCCGCTGGATCTGAACGATGTGGCCGGCGCGCGCGAGATCGGCGGGATAGCAGACAACGTGATTTTCATTCGTCGCGATCCAGACCGGGCCAGCTATGCGGCCAATGCCGATGTCACGCCCATGTGCGTTTCGATCAAGAAGCAGCGGCACTGGAATGGGTATCTGGGCGAATGCGAGGGTTGGTTTCATCGCGCTTACCGGCAGTTCCACGTGGAGCAGTTCCCGATATCGCCGGCGCGCTACCTGCCCGAGGACGCCTTCGATCCAACCTTCCCGGAAACCCTATGACCCGCCCCGACTTCGCCGCCCTCGATGCCGAAACATGGCTCATCAAGCGGCTGGGTGAACACGGGGCGGCCGTGTTCGATGGAGTGACAGACCGCGAACACCGTGCGTACAGAGTCCGCAAAGCGATCCTGGCCCACAACCTGCGCGCCGTGATCGTCGGCCGCGGCAAGGACGGGAAATCCAAAACCTACGCGCAAGCCTTTGAGGTCGTCTACGGGCAGAAACTGGAGGGGCCGGTACATGGGTAGCGGGGCAGGGCAGATCGCCGCAGGGATGGCGCAATCCGGCGCACGAAACGCACGAAACGCACGCGCGACACTTCCCCGGCCCAACGCCGCCGAAGACCTGTTCGCGTTCCAGTGCCGGGCGCGAAAAATGCCCGAACCGGTGCGCCAGTTCGCCTTCGCCGCAGAACTGGGCCGCAAGTGGCGGGCGGACTTTGCCTGGCCCGACTACAAGCTGCTGCTGGAAGTGCAGGGCGCCGTGTTCACCGGCGGCCGCCATACGCGGGGCGCAGGCTACTCCGCAGAGTGCGAACGCCGGGCCGCAGCTGTTGGGCTGGGCTACGCGATCATCGAGGCCACCACCGCACAAGTCAGATCCGGCAAAGCCGCGCAGTGGGCCGGCACTGCACTCAAAGCGCGAGGATGCAAATGACGAATCTGATCAACGCAAGCCAGACCTGCACCATGTGCATAGCGTCCCGCTTGGATCCTGACATCAAGGGGATTCTCCGGTGTCATCTGGAGCCGCCGCAGGTTCTGGCAATCAACGCGAACGGGCAGCTGCAGTTCATCAGCCAGCATCCGCCCACCAAGCCCGATGGCTGGTGCATTCAGTTTCGCGGATCGCCGCAAATGGAGGCGGCCCAGTGCAATACGTCGAAGTAGTTCGCATGCGGATCGTGCGTCAGATGATCAATCTCAAGGCGTGGATCTCATCCCTTGATGGCGACAAGGAGATGCTCTCGCGCCTGTCCGGCAAAGACGGCCAGCACCGGCTTGAACGAATCGTCGAGTACGTGATGACGGAACTTGGGGTCGAGAACTCGACCGACACGGCAACGCGAAAGGCCATGCGAAAAGTCCTTGGAGGATAAGTGGCGCAGAAGCGAAAGTCGCACCGCGAGAAACTGTTCATCCTTGAGTACATGAAAGACCGGGATGGAGCGGCGGCGATGCGCCGAATGGGCTTTCGTGGAAAGCGCCCGGATTGCGCCAGTTACAAGCTCCTGCAGAAGCCGTCGGTCAAGCATGAAATTGACCGACTCCTGTCCCAGGCCATCGATCACTCCAAGGTATCCGCGGAACGGGTGCTCCAGGAGATCCAGCGCATTGCGTTTTCAGACGTGCGAACATTGTTCGACCGGGAGGGTCGCTTCAAGCCTCTCCACGAGCTGGACGATGAGAACGCTGCGCAGATCTCCGGGATCGAGGTCGAGGAGATCTATGAGACGCAGTACGAGGAAGGCGGGGCGCGTCGCGTGAACGTGGGTCGGCTTACAAAACTCAAGCGCTGGGAGAAGATCCGCGCCCTTGAGCTGCTGGGACGGCACTTGAAGCTGTTCGAGCAGCCGGTGGCACCCGGAGCCACGACGGGACCGGGTCTTACGGTCATCGTGCAGGGCGAGAACGGGCGAGTGGGCGTCGCCACACAACCAGGCGTTGTCGGGCGTGTGCTGGTGGATCTGCCCGGGCCCGGCTGATGGAGCGCGCACCGCTCGGGCCGATCGCCGGCGCGTACTACCTCGACAATTCGCGCGTGGCGGTCATCGAGGGGCCTGTTGGCTCCGGCAAGACGACCGCCTCATGCTTGCGCTTGCAGCGCCACGCCTACGAACAAGCGCCATCCCCTGATGGCTGCCGCCGCACTCGGTGGGGGATTGTGCGTAACACGAAGCCGCAGCTGTGGGACACGACGATCAAGACGTGGGAGCAGGTGTTCCCGCCGGAGCTTTACGGGCCGATACTTTCGGGCGGCACCCAGACCTGGAAATTCAAGCCCAAGGGCCACACGCACTCCATCGAGGCGGAGTTCATCTTCCGAGCGCTCGATGACGCGGCGGATGTGCGGAATCTTCTGTCGCTCGAGGTGACTGGCTTTTACTTCAACGAGGTAAGGGAAATCGCCGAGGAGATCATCGGGCATGCTGGCCGGCGCACCCGGTACTTGGGTGGAGAGCGGCCCAGCACATGGTCGGGCTGGATCGGAGACACGAACCCCTGGGACACCGAGCACTACCTGCAGGACCGGCTGGTCGACAATCCGCGAGAGGGCTGGAGGCACTTCCTGCAGCCCGGCGGCATGGAGCCAGATGCGGAGAATCTTGAGAACCTCGAGCAAACCGAGGAACTCCTGCTGCTGCCCTATACCGATCCGCGCCGGCGCGAGCAAGGCCGGCAGTATTACATCAAGGCGCTGCAGGACTACTCGCCCGAGGATGCGGCCGTGTACGTTCACGCTCAGCGGGGCCGAACGCGCGATGGCAAGCCGATCTACACGGACTTCTCCGACAAGCACCACGTGGCCGCCTTTGAGCTATCGCCCATGCTGCCGCTTTCGATCGGCATGGACTTCGGCCGCACGCCGGCGGCGGTGATTGCGCAGCGCTCCCCGCACGGCGGCTACCGAATCCGGCACGAGATCGTGACCACCGACATGGGGCTGGTGAAGTTCGGCGAGCAGGTGGCACAGTTGGTGAAGCAGCGTTACCCAAGGATGCAAATCGAGGCGATCACCGGGGACCCGGCCGGCATGGCCCGGGATGCGCGCGATGAGACCGCCTTCGATATCCTCAAGGTCGCCGCTGGGCTTGCCGCCAAGCCCGCTACGACGAACGAACTGTCCGTGCGGATCGAATCGGTGAACTCGCTGTTCCGGCGCAATGACCGGGGCGTGCCCAGCATCCAGATTCACCCGGAATGCAAGACGCTGCGCCGGGCCTGCATCGACGGCTACCGGTACCGCAAGCTCAAAGTCATCGGAGAGCGGTACTCGGACGAACCGGACAAGAACCTCTATTCGCACGTGGCCGAAGCGCTCCAGTACCTGGTGCTTGGCGGCGGGGATGCCAAGCTCGTACTGCGCGGTCAGCGTTCAGGGCTTGCAAGGCCGGCCACCCGCACGGATTGATTTTGGCCATCGCACGCGGCACTCTCCGTCCGCATGGGCACATTCATGCGTTCGTTCCGTCAGGTCGCATCGAAAATCGATCCGCTCACCGGCATGGTCATGCGCAATGACCCGCTGGACAAGGGTATCGCGAGCGCCTTGGGTGCGGGTCCAAAAAAGCCGCCCATCATCCCCAACACGCCCACCCAGGACACGGCAGCGAACGCGATCCTGCAGCAGCAGGATGCGCTGAACCGGCGCAAGGGCGTGCTGGGCACGATCTTCGGCGGGGCTGGCGCGCAGTCGGCTCCAAGCGTTGCCACGAAGTCACTGTTGGGTCAGTAGCCGTGTCGGACGATGCGGAAACCATCATCCGCGAACAATCCCAGCTCGAGGGCTCACAGGCGCAGTTCCGGCGCTGGTGGGAGGAGATTGCCTATCACGTGATGCCGGCGCAGGCGACCTTCATGTCTCAGCCCACGCAGGGGCAGCGGCGCACCGAGCGGCTGTTCGACTCAACGGCGGTGATGGCCAATGAACGATTCGCGGCGGCGATCGAGCAGATGCTCACCCCGCGCACGCAGCAGTGGCATGGCCTTGCACCCATCGATCAGGACCTGGCCGAGGACCAGCAGGTGCGCGAGTACCTGGATGAGGTCACGCAGATCCTGTTCGCGCTGCGCTACCGGCCGCTGGCCAACTTCGCAAGTCAGGCCCACGAGGGGTATCTGTCGGTCGGGGCGTTCGGCAACACCGCGCTTTACATTGATGAGGATGTTGGAAGCGGCTTACGCTACCGCGCAATTCCGATGCAGGAGTCCACCTGGGCTACTGACCACCAGGGGCGCGTCGACACCTTCTACCGCAAGTACAAGCTCCAGGCTCGCCAGGCGCTGCAGCGCTTCGGCGAGGCGACCCCGGAGATGGTGGTCAGCGCGGAAAAGCTCGATCCGTTCAAGGAATTCGAGTTCATCCACTGCACGCGCCCCAACACTGAGCGCGTCGCGCGGCTCCCGGGTCCGCGCGGGATGGCCTATTCGAGCTTCTACGTCTCGGTGGATGCCAAGGCCGTGATCGAGGCCGGCGGCTATCGGGTGTTCCCGTATGCGGTGGGTCGCTACACCGTGGCGCCCAGAGAATCCTACGGCCGATCTCCCGCGATGGCGTGTTGGTCCGCGATCCAGACGCTGAACGAGGAGAAAAAGACCGTCCTGCGCGCAGGCCAGAAGGCGGTCGATCCGCCCTGGCTCCTGTACGAGGAGGGCGTGCTGGAGGCCTTCGATCAGCGCTCGGGCGCGGCGAACTACGGCATGCTCACGGCCGATGGCACCCCGCTCGCGCAGCCCGCGCCGAGCAATGCGAACATCCCGCTCGGGATCGAGCTCATGGGCCTTGAGAAGTCCGAGATCAACGATGCCTTTCTGGTCAGTCTGTTCCAGATCCTGGTCGAAAACCCAACCATGACAGCGACCGAGGCGCTAATCCGTGCGCAGGAGAAGGGCACGATGCTCGCGCCGGCCATGGGCCGTCTCCAGTCAGAATTCCTGGGGCCCCTGATCGAGGCGGAGATCGACATCGCTGCTCACGCCGGGCTCCTGCCCCCACCCCCGCAACAGCTCCTCGAGCGCGGCGGCGGCTACAAGATCGAGTACAAGAGCCAGCTATCGCGTGCCATGCGGGCAGGGGAGGGCACTGCCATCATGAACACCATCCAGGCGGCCGGGCAGATCGCGGCCGTGAAGCCCGAGGTGATGGACGTGATCGATCTGGAGGGGTGCTTGCGGGAGCTTGCCGAGATCAACGGCATGCCGGCCAAGCTTCTGGTGAGCCCGGAGGTCCTGGCGCAAACCCGCGCAAATCAGGCTCAGGCCGTGCAGGCGCAGAACATGATAGAGGGCGCACCCCAATTGTCGGTGGCCGCGAAGAACTTTGCCCAGGCGCAGCAGGCGAACGCCGCGGCCGCGAATGTGGGGGCATGAGAGTCAGTTTTTTCACGCGCAAGTGGCCCGGTCTGCCACGGCGCATGTTGAAGCTCGCGGCCAGATCGAGCCTGGGGAGCCGGCGGCGCCTGCAGCCGGTGTACGCGAAGCTGTTCCTGGGGCTCGATGATCAGCCGCATCCGAATGCGGCGATCGTGCTGGCCGACCTCCGGCGCTTTTGCGGGGTGGATCGGGAGCGGTTGGTGGTAAGCCCGGTCAGCCGACAGACCGATGCGTATGCATCGTTCTACCTCGCCGGCAAGCAGGCCGTGTACACGATGATCGAGCGGATGTTGAGCGAAGAACTACCGGAAGGAGAGGACGATGGCGGATCCAGCAGGGGCGAATAGCGGGGCAGCAGGTGGCGCAGGAGCAGGGGCCGGCGCGGGCGCAACAGGGCAGGGCTCAGATCAAGCCGCCAATACGCCGTGGTACGGACAGATTACGCCCGAGGTCAAGTCCTGGGTCGATGGCAAGGCCTACAAGGATCCACAGGCAGCGCTGTCTGCCCACATGAGTCTCGAGAAGGTGATGGGCGCGCCCGCCGATCAGATTCTGCGGCTTCCCAAGCCCGAAGATGCGGCCGGATGGGACGGCGTCTGGTCAAGACTCGGGCGGCCCGAGGCGGCCGACAAGTACGAGCTGCCCGTGCCTGAAGGCGATGACGGGAGCTTTGCCAAGCAGGTGGCCCCGCTCCTGTTCGCCAATGGCGTCCCGAAAGCGATGGCGCAAAAGCTGGCCGCCGGCATGAACGATCTGTCCGCCTCGATGATCAAGACCCAGCACGAGCAGGCGCAGGCCAAGGCGGCTGCAGACCTCGCGGCTCTCAAGAACGAATGGGGCCAGGATTTCGACAAGCGCGCCGAGTTCGGGCGCCGGGCGCTTCGCGAGATTGGCACTCCCGCGGGACTCAATGATGCGGACCTGGGCACGCTCGAAGCGGCGCTTGGCACGAGCAAGATGCTCAAGCTGTTCGCAGGGCTGGGCGAGGCGAGCGCAACCGCCAAGTTCTCCGGATCACAGGACGGTGGCGGCTTCCAGATGACCAAGAGCCAGGCGGCGGCGAAAATCACGCAGCTCCGCCAGGATCCGGACTGGGTCAAGGCCTACGCGGGCGGGGATCGGAACAAGATCAGCGAGTTCACGCGGCTCAACGAAATAGCGAACGCCCCTTGATTTTGGCCTTCGGGCCTTTCAGGCTCTGTGCCTGAAGTGTTTGCCATGCGGATACGGCGGTTTCCAACAGCCCCCGCTCATTGAGCCGACAACGCCGCGCGTCGAGATACGCGTAGAAGCGGCCCCTTTACCGGATACGCCCTTCGAGAACCACAACAGTTTTCGGAGGATTCATGTCATTTCAAGCCAACGTTGCGTTTGTACAGCAGTACAGCACCAGCATTCAGATGCTGCTGCAGCAAAAGGGCGGCCGGCTGCGCGATGCAGTCATGGTCGAAGCATTCAGGGGCAAGGGCGCAAAAGCCGTCGAGCAGTTCGGCGCTGTCGCTCCCACCAAGAACCTCTCTCGTCACGCGGACACCCCGCTGATCTCAACGCCCCAGGACTCCCGCTGGGTCTACCCCAACGATTACGACTGGGCGGACCTCATCGACGATGAGGACAAGCTGCGGATGCTGATCGATCCGACCAGCCCCTACCAGCAGAATGCGCTGAATGCGATGCGCCGGGCACAGGATGAGGAAATCCTGCTGAGCTTCTTCGGCACCGCGCAGACCGGCGAGAACGGCACCACGGCGACCACCTTCCCGCCCGGTCAGATCGTGGCCGTGAACACGGGCACGGCTGCAGCGACCGCTGGCTTGAACGTGGCCAAGCTCCGCGCGGCCAAGAAGCTCCTGCTCGCAGCGGGTGTGGACATCGATGGGGACACGCTGTACTGCGCGATCACCTCGAATGAGCACGATGCGATGTTGAATGAAGCCCAGGCCATCAACCTGGACTACAACGATCGTCCCGTGCTGGTGGATGGCCGGATCCGGGCTTTCATGGGGTTCAACTTCATCCAGTGCGAGTTCACCGACACAGTGAGCTTCCCGCAGGCCTCGGGCGGTGGAGTGAATGGTCAGGGCCTGCTGAACGGTTCGGGCTATCGGATGGTGCCCGCCTGGGCCAAGTCCATGGTCAAGCTCGGGGTCTGGAACGAGATCCAGTCCACGATCGACCGCCGGGCCGACAAGCGCAACTCAACACAGATCTACACCACCGGGACCTTCGGCGCCACGCGCCTGCAGGAGAAGGGTGTCGTGCAGATCCTGTGCGCCTAAAGGAGCGATGCAATGACAATCTTCTACTCAGGTGAACTGGCCGGCATCGCCTCGCTGCCGCTGATCAAGGCGGCCAATGCCGCTTTTGGCGCGCGGCTGCGGCGCTACCGGGGATCGGTGACGCTGGCGGCTCAGACGACCTCCGACACCATCGTGATCGGCCAGGCGCCGGCCGGTGCGTCCTTCGCCTACGGTGTGCTCACCAGCTCGGTCTCTCTTGGCACCTCGACGATCGCGATCGGGGTGACTGGCACGACCGGCAAGTACCGGGCGGCTGCGGTCTTCACCGCAGCAGACACGCCAACGATGTTCGGGGTAAACACGGCTGTGGGCGGCGCCGTGCTGGCCGCGGCTGAAACCCAGATCGTCACGATTGGCGTGGCGGCGCTCCCGGCTTCTGGGCTGTTGGTGATCGATCTGTACTGGTCGCAGGCTTGAGGATCCCCTGTCCGGGTGGCGGGACTTCAAACCGCCGCCCCCTTTGAGCGAGGAAACACGATGGCAACCCGAAGGTACAGCGTTCAGCCTGGTGATGCGGATGCCTACGGCATCACCGAGGCGGTGGGAGCGGCAACGGCCACCAAATGCATCGAGCTTACGGTGGATCTGGGCAATGTGGTCGAGGGCAACACCCGGCCGCCGAACCGGCAGGAAGTCATCACGGCCCTGGAGAAACTCTTCGACTACGTCCGTCAAAGCAACTGGCCTCCGGCCTAACCGTCATGACCGCCTCAGTTGTTGATGTCGGAGCGGCGTATGCCCCCTACACAGTCCACGGGACGCAGGCCGGGCGGTACCGGCGATTGACCGCAAGCGGGGCCATCAAAGCCGGCGCAGGCCAGCTGATTGGCTTCTACGTTGCGAGCACCACAGCAGGCACGGTCATACTGTACGACAGCCTCACGGGCAGCGGCACGCAGATCACCGGCCTGATTACTCTCGCCATCAACTTCAGCTGGATCCCGGCGATTTTTTATACCGGTTGCTACGCAGTGATCGGCGGCACGGCAGACATCACTTTCGTCTATCTCTGAGCCGGGGGCGCTTATGGCCTCCGAAATCCAGATCATGAACATGGCGCTGATCAAACTCGGCGCCGATACCATCACCTCGCGTTCCGACAACAAGAACAGCGCTCGGGTGATGAACGCGATCTATGAGATGGTGCGCGATGCGGAGCTGCGCCGGCATCGTTGGCGTTTTGCGATCAAGCGGGCATCGCTTCCCGCTCTTACCGAAGCCCCGGTGAACGGACCCTTCTTGCGTCAGTACCAGATCCCGGCAGACTCATTGCGCGTACTGGCCGTGGGCGATGATTACCCGAGCGCAGACTTGGCGGACTACCGCAGTCGCAGCTCAGCGGAATTCTCGCTCGAGGGACAGAAGATTCTGACCAATTTCCCGGCGCCGCTCTCGATTCGCTACACCGCACGGATCAGCGACACCGGCGTATTCGATCCGGCCTTCACCGAGGCGCTGGCCTCACGTTTGGCGATGTCCGGGTGCGAGCGCATCACCAATGACAAGCCCGCACGCCAGCTCGCGCTGGCCGACTACAGGATGGCCATCAAGGAAGCCATCACCGCAAACGCTTTGGAGAACCCGCCCGAATCCTTCGCCGACGACACCTGGGTGATCGCGAGGGCCTGCTGATGGCCAAGGCCTCCCCGCTCCTGGCCAACTTCAACGCCGGTGAGCTCGCCCCAGAACTCGAAGGGCGGGTGGATCTGGGCAAGTACGCCAATGGCGCCAAGCTCCTGCAGAACTTCATGCCGCTGGTGCAGGGACCTGCACGTCGGCGGGCTGGCTCGCGCTATGTGGCCGGGCTGAAATCATCCGCGTCAAGAGCTTGGCTGTTCGAGTTCGAGTTCTCGACCACCCAGGCGTTCATGCTGGAGTTTGGCGACCGGTACGTCCGCTTCTACACCCTGCACGGGCAACTTCAGGTGTCCGGGGTTGCCGCCTACAACGGCGCCACTGCTTACGTGGTGGGGGACCTGGCCAGCAATGCCGGGATCAACTACTACTGCATCGCCCCGACCACTGGCAACGCCCCGCCGAACGCCACCTATTGGTACGCCCTGGCCGGAGTCGTGTACGAGATTCCAACCCCGTACTTGCTGGCCGATCTGACCAGCTCGGAAGGATCCTTTGCCCTCAAGATCGAGCAGTCCGGGGATGTGCTGTATATCGCTCATCCCGCCTACCCGCCTTACACGCTGACCCGATACGGGACCACCAACTGGCAGCTTGCGATCTATCAGCCCAGCGACGGGCCGTTCCTCGAGGCCAACACCTCGGCGACCACGATCTACGCCAGCGCCTCCACGGGATCTGTGACCCTGACGGCATCGGCCGCGGTGTTTGCCGCCAGCGATGTGGGCAGGCTCGTGCGCCTTGATGTGCGCAGCTTCAACGTGAAGCCCTGGGAGACCAACATCGCATGGGCGCTGAATGATCTGTGCCGCTTCAACGGCAAGACCTACAAGGCGTTGAACGCTGCGACCTCGGGCACCGCCCCTCCGGTCCACCAGGTCGGGAGCGCCTTTGACGGCAAGACGGGCGTGCAATGGGCTTACCAAGACTCAGGCTATGGGATCGCCCGCATCACCGCATACACGAGCTCAACGGCCGTCACGGCCTCCGTCATCACGGACGATGCGAGTGGGCTGCAGCAGTTCCCATCGGACGTGGTGGGATCAGGCAATGCCACCAAGCGCTGGCGACTGGGTGCGTGGTCGGCCACCACTGAGTATCCGCGTGCCGTGAAGTTCTGGCGCGATCGACTCTGGTGGGCCGGGAAACTTCGACTGTGGGCCTCGGTGCCTGGGCTGTACACGAGCATGACCGCGGATTTCTTCGGCCAGGTGACGACCGACTCTGCGATCTATGCGCAGATGTCGGCCTCGCAGGTCAACAACATCGCCTGGCTGATTGCTGGAGAGAAGCTGTTTATCGGTACGGCTGGCGGGGAGTTCGCGGCCGGTGAGATCACGACCGTGGACCCGGTGGGACCTGCCAACTTCAAGATCGAGCGGCAGAGCAAAAAGCGCGTGCGCAGCATTCAGCCCGAAGGGGTTGGAACCTCGATCCTGTACGTGCAGCGCTCGGGCCGCAAAGTATTTGCGATGGACTACGACATCGCGATTGACCGCTTTCGCTCATCCGACCAGACGCTGATGGCGTACCACATGACCAAAAGCGGCATCGTGGACATGGCCTATCAGTCTGAGCCGTACTCGATCCTTTGGTGTGTGCTCGCGGACGGGTCGCTTGTCGCCCTGACCTACGATGCGGAGCAGGACGTGCGCGCATGGCACCGGCACCCCATCGGCGGCAATGGCTTTGTGGAGGCCGTTGCCACCATGCCGGCGCCCGACTCGGGGCGCGATGAGGTCTGGATCGCGGTCAAGCGCACGATTAACGGAGCCACCGCTCGCTTCGTCGAATACTTGGAAAAGCCATGGGAGCGAGGCGATGCGCAAGCCGACGCGTTCTATGTGGATGCCGGCGCCACCTACGCAGGACCCGCCGCTACCACGATATCAGGCCTTGACTATCTGGAAGGCCAAACCGTCCAGGTGGTCGTCAACGGCGCAGCTCACCCAGATCGAACCGTCATCGGCGGAAAGGTCAATCTGCAGGTGGCGGGCACGAAGGTACACGTGGGACTGCAATCGATCGCTCAGTGGATTTCCATGCGGCTGGAGCCGGGCTCGGTCAACGGAACGAGCCAGGGCAAGATAAAGCGCACCTCGCGGGCCACGCTGCGGTTCATTGACACGATCGGCGGCTTCTACGGGATGGAGAACGGCCCGCTCGATGAGTTCGAGTTCCGCGACCCCTCGAGCCCGATGGACGGGCCGCCGGCGATCTTCTCGGGCGACAAGATCGTCAGTTTCCCGGGCGACTGGGAGACCGACTCGCGCTTGACCTATCGGCAGGAGCAGCCCTTCCCGGTGACTCTGTCCGGCGTCTATCCGATCACGGCGACGAACGAGCCATGATTCACGTGGAACCATTTTCGCCCTGGCATGTTGCGAGACTCGACTTGCAATCGCGGCAGACCGAGGACTTGCTCTATGCAACGCCTGAGTATCTGGAAGAACTAGGGAGCGCCGGACCCGCGTACACGTTCTTTGATGGCGACTCCCCGCTCCTGTGTGCGGGATTGTATCCAGATGAGGAGGCGGCCCGGCTGTGGGGGTTCTTCTCGCGCAACGCCGGCGCGCACTTCGTGGCGCTGTACCGGGCCTGTCGGCGGCTCCTGGACCTGTACTCGAAAGAGCGCATCGAGGCGAGCGTGGAGGCGAATTTTTCGCAAGGGTGCCGATGGCTGGAATTACTGGGCTTTAAACGCCGCGCGCTCATGCGGGGCTTTGGGTACAACCACGAGGATCACTTTCATTACGTGAGGCGGACCTGATGGCGACCTTCATCCCGATGGCGGTTGGTGCAGTCGTGCAAGGGGCGCAGGCCCAGCAGGCCGCCCGATACAACGCGTGGGCGATGACCGCTCAGGCGAACGCCACTAACGCGGAAGGTGCCCAGCGTGAGGCGCAACAGCGACGCGACGCACGCGAGTTTCTGGGGCGACAGTCTGCGGCAATCGGCGAATCGGGTGCAGGCTACGGCGGCTCGAGTCAACTCTCGCTGGAACAATCCTCGGTGAACGCGGAACTCGATGCGCTCAACATCCGCTACGGCAAAGAGATGAAAAGCCTTGGCCTTTCGATGGACGCGGCCGAACAGCGCCGGCAGGGACAGGCAGCCATGCTCAGCGGATTACTGGGTGCTGGCGGCACAATGCTGCGCGGTCAGGCCAACTACGCCAGACAAACCGCCAGCGGCCTGACCTGACGCCATGCCGATCCCCAATCATTCCTTCCACATCACGCTGACCCCTTCGGGGCTCGCGAACTCGCGCTTTCCAGATGGAAACGATGGCAGTGCGTCCATCCCTTTGGTGTGGGCCGCGATCCCTTCGAGCCTTGGTAATCAGGAGGGCACACCGGTCTCGATCAACCTGCGCACCTACCTGACCGAGCCCGGTTCACCGGCGGCAAGTCTTGCCATTGTGGGCGCACTGCCCGCTGGCTGGTCGCTGGTCGGGGATACCTTGCAGTTCAGCGGGACCGGCGTGGGGAGCGCGGCCATTCAGGTCAGCGCCACGCGGCTTTCATTCACAGCCACCTCGGGCTTTTTCACGGTGGAATCGATTCCTAATGCGGCCGCTGACAACGTGCCTCCAACAATTCCTACGGGGCTGACCGCTTCACTCATTGCCGGCCCCGCCGTCTCCTTGAGCTGGGATGCGTCGAGCGATGTCAAGACGCCAGCCGTCACCGCAAGCGGCTTGAAGGATTACCAGGTCACCCAATCTCTACCGATCGGCTCCCCGGTGGCAGCCCCATCACACGGGCTTTCTCTGCAGCTTGGCTTGACCACAATCGGTGCTCCGACGCCTGCAGTCTCGGGCGCTTCGCAAACTGGCCCCGATTACACGTTCACGGCTGGCGGTGATGCGAGCGCGTTGACGGGCAGCTCGGACGCCCTTTGCTATCAATGCGTGCAGGTCACCGGTGATTTCACGCTCACTTGTGTGGTGAGCTTGGCAAGCGGTGGCGCTGCCGCCCGGGCTGGCATCATGGCGCGTGCGAGCATGGCGCCCAATGCCGCGTTCGTGATGATCGCCAAGGCACCCGATGCGTCAGGCGGTGTGGTGAGCTTGTCGTATCGATCTGCGACCGGTGCCGCCGTTCAGGCTGGCGCAAGCTCCGGAGCGCTCCTGGCTGATGAGACCCTGCGCCTGAATCGCACGGGCGATGTCTTCGCTGTGGATTACTGGAACGGCTCGGCCTGGGCGCGCATCGGACAGGTCAACATCGGCATGACCGATCCGATCTACATTGGCCTTGCCGCAAACTCAGGGGCTGCAGCGGCCTCGATCAGCCCGACCTGGCGGCAGATGAACCTGCAGAACATTGCAGGTTCAAGCTACACCGATTCTGCCGTGGCAGCAGGGAACAGTTACTCCTACACGGTGACGGCGCGCGATGTGAACGGGAACGTCTCGGGCCCTTCGGACCCGGTTTCCATCCTGATCCCGGCGCCGGCCAGCACCCCGGGATTTCCGCGCCTGGCCGCGCACGCGAATGTGGCCAGCAGCATCGGATTCCAGTCCTCGGCGTTCCAAACCTACTGCACCTACATGAACCAGGTGGTCATGGGCGTGTGGGATGGCTGGCAGGCCGGCAAGCCGATGACCTTCGCGCAGATCGTGGATGGCATCCACGCAAGCTCCAAGTGGGCAAGCGGCACAAAGGTGCTCCAGTACGTGAACGCATACCGGATAGCGGGCACCATCGCCAACTATTCCGTGCTCACCGCTAACAACTGGCTCCTGCGCGCAACGTTCCCGAGCGGCGCGCTGGTGACCAACTCGAGCGGCCTGAACATCGCCAACCACACCGCAGGCGGTCCCACCGATGGAGGCGGGCGCACCTGCCAGATGTACCAGGCCGATTACATCGCGGACTGGCAGTACAACGGCGGGGCTGCTGGTCTTGACATTTACACCAATGCGCCGAACCCGAACCTCGATGGCACCTGGTTCGATGACCTGACTTTCGAGAGCCAGAACGGCGGGGACTACAACCGCGACGGGGTGAATGACAACAACTCCGCGACCGCCTCTTCGGCGATGCGCGCCGGCATTGGCTTTATCTTCAATCGCCTGAAGGCAGCCAAACCCGGCAAGAACCTGCAGGCCAACTTGAGCCAGATTCAGTCTCACGCAACGCCTTCCGAGGTCGCGGAACTCGCCGGGATCCTCAAGGGCGGCGGGATGGAAGGGATGCTGGGGGTTTCGTGGGCTACCGAGTCCTTCAGCACATGGGCGGCCATGATGGCCGACTACGCCGATCAGATCGCTTTCTGCACCGATGAGACGCAGGTGTACTTCATGCACTCGTGTCTGAGCAAAACCGGCAAGGACCCGTACCGCAGCTCCACGGCCTTCCAGGCGCTGCGCTATGGGCTTGCCTCGTGCCTGATGGGCAATGCCGCGTACTGCCCGTGTCCCAATGGCGCGGCCGATGTGCCCACCACCTCCAACGCCTATGACGGCCGCTGGATGGTGGGCTTCTGGGCCGATGAGTTCGCGGTCTCACCGGGCACCAACCAGTGCCTCGCATATGCGTCTGCAGGTCCTGGCCTTGGATGGTTGGGAGATCCGATTGATGCGCCGTTCCCCGCGGTCTGGACGCAAGGGCTTCGACGCCGCAAGTTTCGCCGTCGGGACAACGGCAAGGAGGTTTGGGTGATCTTGAATCCAAAAGGCAATGCTGCGCAGTCGGTGGTGATCCCTCAGAACATGCAGTACCTGCAAGGGGTTCTAGAGACTGCGGTCAACAATGGTGCGCCGATCTCCTCCGGCTCATCGATCTTGGTGCCGATCAACGATGCCCGCTTTCTGGTGCAACCATGAAATTTGCACTCGCGCAGACCGCCATCCCGACTTCCAACACCACCTTCGATTTCACCGATGCGAACATCGCCTCTGATTTCAAGGGCGCAATCTTCTTCGGGTCGAACGCCACGGCGAACGACACCCAGGACGGGGCTGCGCGACTGTTCCTGGGGGCAACCGATGCGGTGCGCTCGGCCGGGCTCCTGCTGTCGATCGCCGATGCGACCGCGGGCGCACGCTCGCTGGTTTATCCATCAAACGCCGCCTGCATCCTTCGCAATATACCCAGCTCTGGCACGGTGAACGTGCTGGGCGCGTATTCCTCGACGCTATCGAACGGGGTGCGCTGCGCGCTGTCCTCGAACGATGCCACGGCGCATCTGTTCAATGCGCTCCTGTTTGCAGGGTCTGATTGCGAGTTCGGCGTCTCGACTCAGGCCTATATCAGCACCGACACCAGCAAGAGCTTTGCACACAACCTGACTGGTGCACCTGATGCAATGCTGGTGTTGATTGCGAACGCGCCCAGCACGTTCGGGACCGAGGCGGAAGGACGCGCGACGATTGGGTTCTGGGACGGAACGAACGCAGCCGGGTGGGGATTCAATCAGACGAGCCTCGCCAATCCTACAACGCTCGCGGCGATGCTCACCGCCGACTTGGGGCATTCGATTGTCTCGCTGGCCGATCACGCCACCTGGTCGGTTGGCTCGGTGGATGCGAGCAACGTTACGCTGAATCGAAGTGCGGCCGGTGGGGATGCGGCCTGCGCGATCGTGATCGCGTGGCGGGCAACGAGCGGCACCGCCGGCGCCAAGGCCGTGGCGGCCGACAGCGCAACCGCGACCGGGAACCAGGCGATTCTGTCGGGCATGGCGGTGCAACCCCAGATGGTGATTGCACTGCCCACCCGCCTGACCTCCAACACGCTGACCACCGATGACTCGACCGGCTCCTTCGGCCTGTGCGTGGCGGTGAACAACGGCGGGTCAACCGAACAGGCGAACGTCACCTGCGCAAGCAAAGATGCAGTCGCCACATCCGTGGCCAAGAGCTACATCAACATCACGAAGTTCATCCAGATCGCAGACACATCCGTGGCGCTGGCCGATCAGGCTACCTTGCAGAGCTGGGATTCGGGCGGGGTGACGGTGAACTGGTCGACCGTGGATGGATCGGCGCGAAAAGTCGCGATGCTGGGCTACGGAGTGTCCCAAGGCGGCGGATTTGGACTTTCTCAACTGAACAACCAGGGCGGATTCTGACATGTCTACGCAAACGATTTTCCTCACCGCAGGGGCGACCTCCAAGACCGTCGATCTTGCACTTGTGCAGAAGGCCTCAGCGGCCGCGCCCGGTGATCCGATCACTGGCCTGGCGTACAACACCGCAAGCCTCAAGGCGTATCAGCGATCCGGGGCCACCAGCACGCCCACGGCCATCACGCTGGCCACGCAGACGGTGGGCGGGGCGTACTCGAGCGGCGGATTTGTGGAGCTGTCCTCGGGCAACATGCCGGGGCTGTACCGGTTCGATATCCCCAACGCGCTCATCGCGAGCGCCGGTGAGACCAACATCACCTTCACGGGGGCGGCGAACCTGGCGACCCATACGCTCAAGATCATCGTCACGGAGCTCGACCTGTTCGACCGGGCGCAGTTGTTCCGCAAGGCGATGGCCGAGAGCTACAACGCGGACGGCGCGGTCCCCACGGTGGAGCAGGCGTTGATGGGGATCCTGCAGAACCTCACCGAGTTCGCTTACGCAAGCACCACCAAGACGGTGAAAAAGCTCGACGGGGCGACCACGGCCATGGTGTGCACGCTTGATTCGGCCACTGCGCCCACATCGAGCACTCGCACGAGCTGATCCGTGGCGTACTCATCCGCGGCAACCTTTGGCTACGGGAGCGATGGGAGCATTGCCCGTGTGGTGCGCGCGGGGTATTTCCCGCCGCCGATACCCGTCTGCTCGCTCGCCACGTTCGGCTTTGGCGCGGGGTCCAGTATCGCCTCGTGTGTGACGGGCAATTACTCGGTGGTGGCAGGGCTTCCCATCACTCCGGCCGCCGGCAAGCAGTACGTGCGGGTCGCGGGACTTCCGTGGACGGGGCGCTCGATTCTCGAGGGCGCAACACCCCCAGTCGAGAACGGGGACATGATCGTCTGCGATCTGCTCTCAAGTCCCGACCAGTACCCAATCACCATGAACGCGGATGGCACCTTCGTCGTTGCGGTCAACGGCAACACAGCCCGGCAGTCCTTTGCATCCGATGTGTCTGACCTTTCCGCCCACGCTCTGTACGGGCAATTCACCACCTGGGTGAACAACCGCATTCCGGTGCAGGTGTCGGGCATCAACTACCCGCCGATGGTGCTGGCCTTGCCGATCACGGCACTTGACTTGGCGGCGTTCATTCAGGACCCGGAAGGCGATGCGATCGTCTTTTCGATCGCGCCCGGGTCTGATCCTATTCCTCCGGGCCTTGCGTTCAGCGCCGGCGTGATCAGCGGGACGCCCACGCAGGCGGTCACGGCCAGCATGATCTTTCGCGCCACCGACATCACCGGGGACTACCTCGATGTGCCGCTCCAGTTAAAGGTCCAGATCCAGGTGCCCTCGATCATCGGACTGTCACAGTCCGCAGCGGCCAGTGCACTGGGTGCGGTCGGCTTGACGCTCGGCACCGTGACCTACGTGGTGGCAGGAGGCGCGGCCGGTATCGTGGTGGCGCAAAGCCCCGACGTGGGCGCAATCGTGGATGCTGGCTCATCGGTTTCCGTGTCCGCAAGCCTTGGGATTGTCACCCAGCCGGTGCTCCCGCTGGCAATCAGGCTCACGATGATCAGCGCAACTCAAGCGCAAATTGCCTGGGATGGCCCGAGCGGCACGTTCTACCTGTACCTGGATGGCCAGCGCCAGCCCGGGAGCTACTCGGCCTCGCCGATCACGATCTCGGGGCTTTCCCATCCGCGCCGCTATCGGGTGGCGGTGAGTGCGCTCATGCCCGATGGCTCAGAGTCTGAGATGTCCAACCAGATCACCTTCACCACGGAGCTTCGCACGCTGTACTTTGAAGTGGATCACCGGCAGCGTGATCCGCGCCGCGCCGTCAACTGGAGATGGCAGTAATGCCGAACTTGCCGCAGATTCAAGGCTACACCCCGCAGATCGCCTCTCAGGGCGCTGCCGCCTTCAACCCGCGCATGGACTCCGGTTCGCCCGTCGCGGCGGGCCTGAGCGAGCTGGGCGCGGGCGTTGCGGATCTGCAGCGGGCGAACTTTGAGGTGGCCAAGAAGCACGCCGAGCAGGACGCGGCCAGTTGGGCGATTGGCAGTCTCGGTCAGATGCAGTCGACCTGGGACAAAGAACTTGAGGACCGAAAGGCCAACGCCGCCCCTGGCGCGCCTGATTTCAGCCAGACGCTAATGGTCGATTACGACAAACAGGCCGCTGCGCAGGTCCAGCAGGCGCCCACACCTGCATCCAAGCTGTTCATGCAGGAGCGGCTCCAATCTTTCCGTCGTAGCCTTCTGAATGAATCGATGCACTTTGAGGCTGCAAGCCGCGCAGCCAACAACATGGAGATCGCCAAGTCCTCGGTCGATGATGCTCGTGGAGAAGTCCAGAATCAGCCCGAGAAGTTCACCGAGCGGCTGGCCGAGCGGCGTGCGCTGATCGACCAAATGCGGCTGTCTCCAACCGACAAAGGCAAGCTCCAGACCTATGCACAGAAGTCCCTCGCGCACGATGCCACCGTGGGGTTGATCAACCAGAACCCGTATACGGCCCTGAAAGCCATCAACTCCAAAGGACCCTCAGGCATCACCGCGGTGGATGCGTTGGCGCCCGATGACCGGCTGACGCTGCGCAACACCGCAGAGGCGGAGATCCATCGCAGAGAGGCCCTTGCCCGACAGAACGCGGACCGGGCCGATGCTATCGGGTATCGGGCGGTCGGGGAGATGGATCGGCAGGTGGCGAGCGGAATTCCTGCCACCGCGCAGATGTGGGCCGACTGGCAAGCCGACACCAAGGGCACGCAGTACGAGTCGATGTTCAAAGAGCGCCTGGCCGATGAGCAGGAGGTGCAATCGGTCCTGCGAAAGCCCATCGATGAGCAGGTGAAGTACATCCAGGACAAGCAGGCGGCGCTTGAGACGCAAGGCGGTGATCTGCAGGAAGCGGCGAATGTGCAGAAATTGCGCACCGCGGTGACCCAGAACCTGAAGACCCTGCAGAGCGCCCCGCTCCTGTACAGCCAGAACCGCACCGGCACGCCCGTGCCGCCCGTGGATTTGTCCGCCCTGGGTGATCCCAACGGCGCGCAGGAGCTCGGCACCGCATTTGCCCAACGGGCCAACATCGTCGATGGTCTTCGCCAGAAGCTGGGTGATCAGGTGGGCTATCACTTGCTGCTCCCCCAGGAGGCTGCGCAACTGGGCTCGATCCTGGATCAGGGCAGCCCCAAGCAGGCCGCCCAAGTGCTCTCAACGTTGCGAAACGCCGCCGGCTCGGATCAGGCCTTCACCTCGATGATGCAGCAGATCGCGCCCGACTCCCCGGTGCGCGCCTTTGCCGGGCTCATCGGCAGTCGCCAGCGCTCGCTGGTCGTGCAGAGCCACATCTTCTCGCCCGACGTGTCGGTGCAATCGGGGGACGTGGCGGCAACGCTCCTGCAGGGCGAGGCGCTGCTGGATCCGTCCAAACAGGCAAAGGGGCAGGACGGAAAGCCCAAGACATCCCTCTACCTGCCGGAGTCCAAAGAGCTACAGGCGCAGTTTCAGGATGCAGTGGGCGTGGCCTTTGCCGATTACCCGAGTGCCGCCCAGACGGCATTCCAGGCCGTGCAGGCCTACTACGTGGGAAAGGCCGCCAGCACCGGAAGACTCGCCTCCGACAACAAGGACATCGACTCGAAGCTGGTGAAGGAGGCTGTGACGGCGACCTTGGGTTCGGTCGTGGACTACAACGGCCGGGGTGAGGTGATTGCCCCTTGGGGGATGGACCGGAGCCAGTTCAAGGATTCGGTGGAGCAGGCCTTTGCCGGCGTGCGTGGGTCGGTCAACTGGCCTGATCAGCACCCGCTGGGCTTGAGCGATCTGGGTCTGAAGCCCGCCGGCGCCGATAGCTACTACGTTTCGGCCGGTCGCGGGTATCTGCTCGATAAGTCAGGTCGTCCGGTGATGATCAAGCTCAATGACCCGGCGGCCGCTTCGACCGATGCACCGTCGGCGCCATCCCGTGTGGGGCGCGGGGTTGACCGGTGAGCGATATCTTTGCGCTCGATCCGGCGGGTCAGCAGCAGGCGGCGCAAGTTGCGGCCTCCAATCCCTATGACCCGATGGACTCCGATCCTGGCGCCTTCCACGGACTCTTCAGCGGCGTGGGGCAGGGCCTCATGCGGGGCGGTGCGCGTCTGTCCAAGGGCCTGGACATTCTCGCCTCAGCGCCGGTCGCGGCCTACGAGGCGGCCACGGGCCAGGAGGGCAAGTACCTCGACTCCTGGTACAGAGCAGTAGATGACACGGTGGGCCGCGCGGTGGACTACTGGACACCGGGAGCGGCGGAGGTCGGGGCTGTTGGGCGTGTCCTGGGCAGCTTTGCCGAGATGGTGCTCCCGCTGGCTGCCCAGGCAGGCAATCCTGCAGCGCTGCTGGCCGGCAACCAGGCCGATCAGGCGGCCGATCTGGTGCGCCAGGGGGTCGATGCCCAAACGGCTGCCAACACGGCACTGATCCAGTCGGGCGCCACGGCCGTGGGCTTTCGGCTACCGTTCCTGGGCAAATCGTTGATGAGCCGGATGCTCACCGGCGCGGGCGGGAACCTCGCGCTGAACACGAGCACGGCGGCCCTGTCGCGGGAGATCCTGAAGGCCGGCGGATACGATGAGCAGGCCCAGCAGTTCAACCCCGCGGACGTGGAGGCGCGGGTGGTGGATGTGCTCACCGGCGCAGCTTTCGGGGCGCTTGCCCATCTGGGATCGCCGCGTATGTCGCAGCGGGTGAAGGATGCGCTGCTCACCGCTGAGAACGCCAAGCATTTCCAGCAGGACACCGCCCCGGGCGAGCCCCAGGACTTGGAAAGCTTCGTGGCGCATCAGGACGCCATGGAGTCGGCCACCCGCCAGCTCCTGACCGGCGAGCCGGTAATCGCCCCAGAAGGGGTGCTACGCGCCAACTTCGAGCCGCGGCTAGAACGCGGCACACCTGAGATCCCGCCAGAATTGCAGGCGCTTGATGAAGAGCGTGAGAAATTGGGTAAGGCCTACGATCAGGTGCTGAGCGAGCATGCGGGCCCGGCGGACGACCCGCTGGTGATGATCCAGCCGAAGGATATTGATGCGGTGGCGATTTCTCGCGGTGGGTGGGACGGATTGGGAGACATCGAGGTCAAGGGTTCTGGATATGGTTTGGTCAAGTTCATTTGGAGACACGGCGAAGCATCGGATAAACCCATTGCTCTGCGTGTTTCTCGCGATGACGTGCTCGCTTTTCCAGAGATCGTCCGCAATTTCGAGCCCTCTCGATTGCCTGATGAGGCAAGAGGTCGCGAGTGGCGCGTGCAACGCGATGGACCCGATGGAACCCCTCGGACCATTGTGTACGCAGAACGAAAATTCGCCGGCAAGGACGTGGCGGAAATGGTCACGATCCATGTGCAAAACGGCAATCCCAACACTGGCGCGCGTTTGTCTGTTGAGAGGAGTGCCAGGCAAGTGCCCCGAATCCCCCGGCAGGGTGTTCGAGCCGCCACCGGGGATACAGCATCCGGCGTGTTGGTTGGCGCGGATGGGTCGGGACTTGCCGGCAAGGAAAGTGTAGGCCGGGGAGAGCAAAGAGGTCAATCCGAGCCGGCTCAAGGTGAGAACCGGCTCTCTGGCGGCGATGCAGCAAAGACCGCTGATCCGATTACAACCGCGGCGCGCGAGGCGGTTATGGCAAATCCAGAGCTGAAAGTCTCAACCGGAGAAACCGCACCAGATGGCTCAGGAGCGGCGCTCAGTGCTCAGGAGCTACTGGCCCAGGGGGATGCCGAGATCGCCCAGGCCAAGCGCGATGCGCGCGGATTTGAGGCCGCTGTGAACTGCATCTTGGGATCCGGAGAGTAGACATGCGCGCTCAGTGCATTGCCGCGGTTACCAAGGCCATCGGCCGTAAGCTCACCCAGGCCGAGGTGCAGGACATCGAGGAGCGCATCAAGCGCACCATGCGCCAGATGGCCGCGAAGGATCCGAACTGGTCCAGCTATTCCAAGGCCGACCGGTTGACTCTCTCCGCCCAGGAAGCCGCGAAGGCGCTGATTGCCGAGAAGCAACTCAAGCAGCAGCGCCAGGCGCTCACGATCCTTGCGCACGCACGGATCGATGGGCATCTGAAGGCGCAAGCTGCGCGTGGGGTCAAAGGCCTCGATGCCCTGAACCGCATCATCGGGTTCTTCTCCGATGGCAAGTCCATGGGCACGTCCGTGGAATATCAGGCTCGCGCGATCGCGGCGGACTCGCTCCGCCAGATGATCGCCACCCTGGAAGCCTCACACCCTACATGGTTCGGTCTGTACGAGAACCGGGAAGGCGTGGAGGCGATCGTCAAGGAGCTCTTTCACGAGAATTCCGGCAATGCCGATGCGCGCCAGGGTGCAAAGCTCTTTCAGCAGGTGGCCGAAGGGTTGCGCCAGCGATTCAACCGGGCGGGCGGGGATGTGGGTCAGCTCGATGACTGGGGCTTGCCGCATCACCACTCGCAAGCGCGCGTTGCCAAGGCTGGGCGCGATACGTGGAAGCAGGACATCCTGCCGATGCTCGACCGGCGCCGCTATGTCAACGAGGACGGCACGCCGATGAACACGGCGCAGCTATCGGATTTCCTCGATCACGCGTGGGAGACGATCGCTACCGGCGGGGCGAACAAGTCCACACCCGGCCAGTTCAGCGGGACCGGCGCGCGGGCCAATCGGGGCAATGAGTCCCGGCAGATCCACTTCAGGAACGCAGACTCCTACATCCGCTATCAGGACAAGTACGGGGAACGCTCGCTGTACGAGGTCCTCGTCGGCCACATCGAGGGGGTATCCAAGGATGTGGCGATGACGGAAGGCTTCGGGCCCAATCCAGACCACACGTTCGGCTTCTTTCGCGATCAGATCCTCAAGGACGAAAAGCTCGCTGATCCCACCAAATCCGGCAAACTCGATGAGCAGGCGATTCGTACCAAATCCCTCTACAACGAAATCGCCGGCAAGCGCCTGCCGGTGGCCTCCGAGCACTTGGCCAATGCGTTCGATACGCTGCGCTCCTGGCTCATTGCGGCAAGGCTTGGATCGGCCGTGATCACCAGCTTTTCGGACTCCGCCACGCTCCACCTGACGGGCCGTGTCAACCAGCTTCCCGCCATGCAGCTGCTGGCCAATGAGCTGCACTCGCTGAATCGATTCGACAAGACCGAGGAGCGGATGGCAAACCGCGCAGGCCTTGCGCTGAACTCGATGATCGCCTCGCTGAACCGCTTCGGCCAGGGCACGCTGGGCAGCAACTGGAGTCGGAAGCTGGCCAATGCGACGTTGCGCGCATCGGGTCTGAACGCCATGACGGAGGCTCGCCGCCGGGCCTTCGGCACCACCATGATGGGCGCGATCGGCGCCATCACCAAAAGCGCCCGCTCGCTTGCCTCGCTCGACCCGCACGATTACCGGATCCTGCACTCCAAGGGCATCACCGACACTGAGTTCAAGGTGTGGAAAGCGGCCCAGCTCGAGGACTGGGGGCACGGGAACAACACCATGCTCACGCCCGATGCAATCTATCGGGTACCTGATTCGCTGCTCGCCCCATTGGGCGACCCGGCGAAATTGCGAGAGCAGGCCGCGACGCGCCTGCTGGCCACGGTACTGGAGGAAACCGATGTGGCGGTCATCGAGCCGGGCGCTCGGGAGCGCACCATCACCGGAGGGTTGACGCAGCGCGGTACTTGGAAGGGTGAGCTCACCCGTTCGTTTTTCCTGTTCAAATCCTTCCCGATGGCTATGCTCATGCGTCACTGGGAACGGGGCATGTCGATGCCCAACACGGGCGGCAAGGTGGGGTACTTGGCAACCCTGTTGGCTGCAACAACCGTGGCCGGCATGGCCTCGCTTCAGGTGTCGGAGCTCCTGGCTGGCCGGGACCCCCGCAACATGAACCCGATCGCGAAGGGCGGAGCGCGCAACTGGATAGCAGCCATGCTCAAGGGTGGAAGCCTTGGGATTTACGGGGACTTCCTGTTCTCCGATGCCACCCAGCACGGCGGCTCACCGCTCGCAACTCTGGAAGGCCCGGTGCTCGGGGAGGTCGAGGATATGTTCAACCTCACCCAGGGAAACATCATGAAGACGATGCAAGGAAAACCCACTCACACGGGTGCTGACCTGGTGAAGATGGTCAAGGGGAACCTGCCGGGCGCCTCACTCTGGTACGCCAAAGGGGCTTTGGACCACTTGATTTTCCAGCGCCTGCAGGAGTATTTCTCACCAGGCTATCTGTCGAGCATGCGGGCGCGGGCGCGTCAGCAGTTCGGGCAGACCTACTGGTGGGATCCGGGCGACCCGACCCCTGATCGGGCGCCGGACTTGTCCGCAGCGGTGCAGAACTGATGCTCGACTGGATCCGTGTGAACCTGTTCTTCCTCGCCATCGTGCTGATCGGTGCGGGTGCAATGTTCGCAACCTTTTCCGTGGTGAAGTGGATGCACCTTGGGCCGCAACCCGAGATGTTTGCCTACATCGTCGCGGCGGTGATTGCGCTGGTGGCCACGGGGTACGCCACGCGATGGCTGTACCGCTTCATCGGGCGGTTTGTGCGGGGGTGAAATTGGCCTTGGGATGAGTTAGGTTCTCGCGAGCGGATACGGCAGAACGGCCCCCGCTGACTGGTAAAGCACCCGCCGGCACCGGCGTACAGGGCTTGCAAGCGTCCCGGCGCCAACGATGGCGGGATACGCGCTTTGAGATCGGAAAGACACTTTTCCGCGAGGCGCGTGAATGACGATCCAATCCAGCACCAGCCGCATTTCATACAACGGCGATGGCGTCAGCACGTCATTCGCCATCCCTTGGCTGTTTTTCAACAATGGTGATATTCAAGCGGCCCGCATCGATTCGGCGGGCAACATCGCCAGCATGGCCATCAACGTCGACTTCACGCTATCCGGCGCGGGCGTGGTGTCGGGTGGCGCGCTGACAACGACAACTGTCCTTCCGGCCGGCTCTCGACTGTCGATCTGGCTTGACCCTCCCCGAACGCAGCTCTCTGACTACGTCAGCAATGACACGTTCCCGGCCTCGACTATGGAAACCAACCTGGACCGTGAGGTGCAGATCAGCCAGCGGCTCTACGATATTGCGCAGCACAGCATCCGAGCGCCGGATGCAGAGATAGATACCTGGCCGGCGATGCCGCCTGCCACGCAACGGCGCGGCGCGGCGCTGATGTTCGATGCATCGACCGGCCTGCCGACCCTGGGCACCCCGGCGATCCAGACTCTGACCGCCGGCCTGATCGGAAATTTGATCAATCCACAGACGGGCGCAGAGTCCAGCGTCAGCGTCGTGCCGTTCAACACGGCTTACCCGCCGGGCGATCCGTACCGGTATGGGGTGGTGGGCGACGGCACGACTGACGACACCGCAGCGCTGCAGAACTGGGCGAAAGTGCCCGGCTACAGGCGCGGCCGCGCGATCACGTGCAAAGTGTCCGGCACGATCACGTTTCCCCCAAATTCATCTGTCGATTTTGGAGGCATGCAACTCGATGCGAGGGCGGGCGGAACCTTTGTCAACGGCCAGATTGTCGCCTCCGCCGGCACGCTGACTCAGATCGCAAACCTGTCCGTTTCTCCGGCCCGCAGCGCCAATTCGCTGACCTTTGCTGCCGCGCACGGGCTCGCGGCTGATGACGTGATCATCATCTACAACCCCACCAACTCCTCCTGGTCACCCAAACAGACTTACTACCGCGAAGGGGAATTCGCGAAGGTGGAATTCGTCTCATCCTCGACCGGCGTCAAGGTCTGGGATGCGTTGTATTCCGGCTACACGGCGGCAGCGGTCAACGTCTACAAGCTAAGCCGCAATGAAGTCGAGTTTCGCAACCTGACGGTGATAGCGCCGGATTCTGGCACGATCTCTCCGATCAAGGTGTCACTGGCCACCAAGGTTCGCCTCGTCAACTGCAAAGGCATGGGCTCGGATTACACCGGCATCAACCTCGACCGGTGTTATGACGTTGACCTGACGGACTGTTCCGTGACAGTGCCCGTGCAGGTCGCGGCATCGAAGTACGGTGTCTCGATCGGCAACTCGCATCGCGTTCGGATTCGAGGCGGCGAGTACCGGTCGTTCCGGCATTGCTTCAATATTGGCGGGGATGACTTCGCCGGCGCGGTGCCCTGTCGGGACATCCACATCAGCAACCTGCATGCGGCGAACGATTCGGCCGGGTCGCTGGCCGGCGCGCTGTCCAGCCATGCGAACGCGCAGGATATCTGGTTTGAAAATATCGACGTGATCGGCGGCGGTGAGTTCGGCGGCACGGACATTCATTACATCAACTGCCGTTTTCACGACTTCGCCTATGCAACCGGCGCGCTTATTTACGGCGGCACAGATTGGCGCGGCGGCGTGGCCGAAGTTCGCGGCTGCCACATCTTCGGCTCCCTTGCATACTCTCAGGGACTGATCCGGCTCTCCAACGACGCGAATACGCTGATCGACAGCCACCTCATCGTCACCGACAACACTGTCGAGATGACGGCTTGCGACACCTACGTGCGTGCCGATCTGTCGAGTGCCGCGACCAAGATCAATGCTCGCATCGATGGCGCAACATTCACGGCTGCGCCGAGCCTTGCGCAGATTTTGAGGATGGTTGGCACCGGCGCTGGTGGTGACGCGGACTACATCAGTGTGACGGGCGTTGTGAATGCTCCGGCCGGGGCTTCGCTGTACACCGCCGTGTCCGGGTTCGGCGCGGCGGCCAAGGTCTCACTGATGCGCCAGACGGGGACGGTGGCCATCGTCTCTACAGCAGCCACAACCACGAACGGCGCAGTGACCTTCCGCTACAGCTATGGAAGCAAGATCCCGCGCGTTATGTGCTGCAGCGACACTGCCTATGTCGGCACGCACGGCGTCGGTGTGCGGGCGGGATCGAAGGCTGCCAGCGGATTCACGCCGCAGATTTTTGCAGCCGACAATACCGCGTTCGCGGCCGGCACCACGGTTAACGTGGACTGGATCTCGGAGCTGTCCGAGACATGAGTTCCCGCTCTCTCGCAGACCTCGCTCCACCGTTCCGTGAACGGGCCGTCGATTGGCTGAGCGAATGCGTGCACTCTGGGCTTGACATCCTGATCACCTGCACCTTTCGCCCGCTGCACGAGCAGGCCGACCTGTACGCCTCCGGCCGCACGCAGCCGGGCCGGATCGTCACGAATGCCAAGCCCGGGCAGTCCGCGCACAACTATGGCCTCGCGCTCGACTTCGTGCCCATGATCAACGGCAAGCCGGAGTGGAGCGGCAAAGACCCGGCTTGGGACAAGGCCATCGAGATTGCCATACGGCATGAGATGCAGTCGCTCGCCAACGATCCGGTGTTCCCGGAAAAGTCTCACCTGCAGGAATTTGGCTGGAAGCTGATAGCGGAGAAGATTGGATGACCGACGACAACGATAGCGGAAAACAGCCCGCAACCATCTTCGGCATGCCGGCGATGAGCGTGGTCTTTGACGGGGCGCTGGCGCTGGCGATGATCAGCGCGGCGGTGAACACGGGCCGCATCGTGCAGCGGGTCGAAGAACTGGACCGGTCACAGCAGGTGGTGCTCTCGCGTCTTCAAGTCGACGAAGGCACGAACGCATCCCAGCAGGCCAGCCTCGCCGCGAACGATGCGCACTATTCGGACATCGTGCGCCGGCTGGACTCGATCGAGAACAAGCTGGACCGGAGCGCGAAGCGATGAGATTTCCAGCATGGATCACGCATCACTGGCGCGAAAACGGCACGAAGCTGATCGGATTTTCCCAAGCCTCGTTCGGAGCGCTGGTCGTTGCCGATACGGCGATCAGGGCGACCGGGGCAACGCCGCTGTTGTCGCCTCGATGGCTGGGCATTCTGATCACGGCCACCGGCCTGTTGACTGCGTGGCGCGGTTTTTTCAACACGAAGCGCAATGAGGTGCAGTGATGACTTACATTCGTGATGAGGAACGGGTGGTCGAGGAGAAAATCCGCGACGCATGGACCTCGAACAAGTGGCGCGTGATTGCGCTGGTGCTGGCCGTGCTGCTGGTGATCGTCAGCGCGAAAGCGTTCGGCGCGTAGTCGTGTGGGCGCTCCTACTGTCGAAGTACGCGGGCGCGGCGTGGCAGGCGGCGCTGGTTATCGTGATCCTGGCATTCGGGGCGATCTATCTTCATTCGCGCGATCAGTCGTTCTTCAAACAGGGCGAAGCGCGGGTGCAGGCAAAGTGGGACGCCGAACGGCTGCGCATCGAA